AACCATCAGTCCAAGTACCACTAGTGTTAGTAGCACCGATAATTTCCATAGCACCTAATTGCAAGACACGATCAAAACCGTCAGCACTTGTTGCGTAGTATGTATTACCAGGAGTTGCTTTGAATGATAAGAACGCCGCTGTAACACGTTGGTCTACCTTCTCAGCGAAACTCTCGCCAAGTTCAGCGCCTAATGTAGCTGCCAATGTGAAAGACGTGGTCCAACCATAAAATATGTCGAACGCTGTCTGTGCAACTGCTGGAGTTGCTGTAATTGTACCTTGACCCAATGCAGGGTTCTGTACAACTGCGTTACCTGCACCATATGTACCACCAGTACCATTAGGATTGTAATCCTGATACGTGATAGGAGCAAAGTTAGGAACTAAGAATGTTTGACCCTGAGTAGGAGCAACAACATTAGTAAAGTTAACTAAACCGTTTGATTCGTGCATAGCACGTAATGCGAAATTTGAAATAGCCGTAGTGAAACCATCACCTTCGTTATTTGCACCGCCGAGAACATAAGCCATAATATTTTCCTTAAATTAAATTTGTTGGCATCAGAGTATTTTGCGACTTGAACTAGATACTGTTGCTGATACGCCTAGACCTTTTAGGCCTACACCTTTACCTAAACCATTCTTGTTAGCCCACGCATTGAATGCGGCCGGGTCACGTGAATAGTCTGGTATGGTTTCTTCTAACGCACCAGTAAAACTACTTTGTCCAGGTCTTAAACCTGATCCAGAATTGGAATTACTCTGTCTCAATAGCTTAGGATTACCCTGAGCTACTTCTGTTACCAATCCCTGGATTGTAAGTGGCATACCATCACTACCATAACGTTCTTGACCTTTTTGATTGACGATAGCATAAGTGCCGTCATCGTTCCATTGAATATTGTTTTTAACTTTATTCAATGCATAATCAATCAAATCACTGTCGAACTTGTCACCCATTGCTCGCTGAATATCGCTATCAAGTTCCTTCTCACGCAATGCTTGCTCTTTACGTGCAAGGTTTTGTGAGAGTTCATTAAAGCGTTCGTGCAAGTCGTTAGTTGTTACTCGTCCTGAACTTTGCTGTACTTTTGGTTGCTCCACTGGCTGTGCGTTGCCAACGAGTTGTTGAGCACTTGTTCTAGCGATATAAGCAAGAGCATCTTCTACACTAGTAAAATTAGTGCCACTAGCATTGCTAAGGGCAGTTAATAATCCTTGTGTAGTACTCTTACGAATAGCACCAGCATTCACTTGCTCGTTACCACCTTCTTGTGTTTCCACTGACTGGTTAGTATTAGTCTGGCTGTCGTTGCCAACGAAAGATTGTTGATCCATTTAATTTTTTCCTTGATTGTTCGTAATCACCGAGTTTGTATTGTATTTATTACAATTAGTTTATAGGTAGTATTATCTACCTGCAGTACCACCTAGCAATAATGCAGGTGCTACTTGATTTGTGTAGTATGTTACGCCTACGTCTGTTACTGGAGTACCGGCGCCACCAAGTATACTTGTGTTGTCTGATTCGCCATTTTCATTATCGTATTCAGCTTCTTCTTTACCATCTTCTTCACCATAGTTTTCGTGTTCCGGTATCATACTAGTTTCTAAATCTCTGCTCAATACTTCATCGTTTTCTTGTGTCATCAAAGCTTTTAAGCCACTATCAGGAATGGTGTTGATGTAAACGTTTTCATATTCTGGTATTGCTTCTGCAGGACTTAGCATTGCAATAATCTCTTTTGTGATTAGTGCTTTAACGATCTCATTCTCACCAACCATTTCGTTAGCAGATTTAATCAATGCCATTCTATAGTTAGTATCGTGTGCTTCATAGTCAGTGTTGTAATGTACTTCGCCAGCCCAACGTTGATCCATAAAACGTGCGGCATAAGTGTAAATCATTTCTTCTGTAACTTCCATCAACCTAGCTTTACTCTTAGCTAATCTGTGTAGTTGTTTACGTTCTTCAATGATAGCAACGCCACTAGCGATTTGGTTCTTACTTGTGCGTAAGCCACCTAATCCTGTCAGTGCTTCTATCTGTTCTAATAAATTATCTTGTGTGCGAATGATTGCGTCTACGTCACCAGTGTCAATTGGTATAGCTTCAATCTGTCCTTCATTAGCACGAACAATAGCACCAGCGTGTACTGGTACGCTAATGCCTTTATCTGCACGAATGATAGTGTGTGCAAATTGTAATGCTGTATACTTTTCGCATTCTAATTTGTAATATTCTTTTTGTGCGTCTGTTGCGCTATCGATATCGCTTACGCCACACTCCATTGTTCTTGGATCTCTACGACCATATGCTATGAATACCGGTACGCTCATACCAGGTGGGAACTGACCTTCGCCAATCTTTTTAGCTGGTAGATTTTCTTTACCAGGACCCTTTTCTACTTCATAGCTTTCCCAATAAGATGGAGTTGTTGCGTCGCCCAAATGATAGCATTTGATATAGTAACAATCTGTTTCTTCCATCTCTTTAATCTTAACATATTTGAGCAGTGGGCGACCACCGTAGTAGTCGAACTCCCAGTCCCATACATCCAATGGGCTAATGGCACACACATATGGTCTGCCAAGATTCCCTTCTGTTGCTTGGGGCATATCGACTGCGACCCAACAGTGCCCAAATATACTTGTTAAATCTCCTACACCTTCCATAAAACCGTTCATATTGCGATTAGTTAAATCAGCGTCTAATTGAAATAGATCGATCCACTCATTAGTCTCAGGAGATATAGCTTTACCTTGTGGTGTACAGAATTGTAGATTACGCTTAATGCCCGGCTCAAACAATACATCATTAATGGTATCAACAATGTAACGACAGATAGGCTGTGCTACTGTGTTAGCTACTAAGTCAAGATAGAGTGTGCTATCTTCACTTGGCCTTTTCTTGCGAACATACTGCTTAAAGCTGATGCCCCCAAGATATGCATATTGATAAGATAACATCTGCAAATAGATGTTATCGTACACTGGATTGCGTTTTAGTAAATCACTGTTGTTGTACATTGTTTTGTCTCTTTATATTGCCTAAGGCGAAATCTGTTGATATAGGTGCATAATGTATTTATGCTTACGGCTTTTGTTTGCACTTATCACCGTGAAATCTTGCGTAAACATTGTTTGGCATTTGTCGATTACAGTACTTGCATAATGTTGTAGGTTGTTTTTTACCTAACATACCACCATTGCCAAGATAGCTACCAAATGGATTCGATCTACCTTTGTTCATCATATCTCTTGTGTTTTGTTTATGAGTTCCCACGCTTAAATGATTAGGATTACAGCAGATTGGGTTATCACAGCTATGCATTACGCACAAACCTGCAGGTATCTGGCCTTTATGTTCTTCATAACTTACACGATGACTTGTACGCATCTTTTTGCCGTCACGTATCATACCATAACCAATGTTGTTCTTACCACCTTGAAACTCCCAACAGTCAGTAACTTCATTGACTATAACTTTGTCTAGTAAACGTTCTAATAGTGTTCCACTATCGCCTTGATATCTTCCCATATTAACTCCACACCATATGTTCTTCGTCTTGCTCACCATTCATAATCTCTTCCCAAGTTGGTCCGCCAGGATATAATGGACTCTCGGGCATATGCTCTAAGCCAGGCTGATTCTGTCTAGTAAACTTGCTGTCAGTATTCACGTACTCTGGAATGCCCAAAGTATTTTCGTGCTGTATGGGGAACAAATAATGTATGCCATAACGAATGCAATCACCTAAGCCGTCTATGTGTGCGTATCTACTCTCAGTATACTTCACTAGCTTTTTACGACTGCCATCTTCAAAATGATACGTTTGCATTGCTTCTAATAAGAACTTATCGTCTGGTTGAATTACTAAACCACCACGATTGATGAACGCATTGCTAGTGTTATCAGTATCAGTGATAAGAGGATTACTCTTACGTGTATTCACAATAGTAAAGCCATACTTCTCTAATATGATACGATCTGTTACGCCGAAAGGTGACGTAGTATCTC